TATGATCTATTTATATCTCTGCCTTTTTGGCATCTTTTTGTGCCTGAGCATCTGTTACTGCTGCAAATTGATCCGTTGAAAGATCTTCTGGAGTAGCTCCCAGTGATTGACTGTCCATTTCCATATTTTCACCCTGAGGCGGTAATGGAGCTCCAGTAATTGGATCAATTTGAGTTGGGTCTGGAATTATTCCAGCCTCAATTTCTTCTTGAATTTGCTCATCAATTTCAATAATATCAGAATCTGTTTGACGAAGAATTCTCTTACGAACATAAAGATTTGAATAATATTTTCCAATATAAGGTTCAATTGATGCAAGAAGTCCAATACGTTCGGACATTAATTCTGCTTCCTTAAGTTCTGCAAACTGATTATCATAAAGGAAATCATATTGAATATGATCCTCCATTGATCTCCAATCATCAGGAGTAATTATATTTTTTAGAATTAATTGAGTTCTGAGCATATCATTGAACATATTTGCAAAACGCTTTCTTAAACGTCCGACAAATTTGGAGAAGTTTAATTCATCTCTTAGAATTTCTGAAGATCTTCCAAGATTAAACCCACCATCACCACCAATTCTTGATTCTGGAACTCCAAGAGCACGATAAAGTTTTTTCTGGAAATATTCAATATCCGCAAGTTCTCCTAAGTTTTGTCCTCCAGGAAGAGTTGTGATTTCTGTACCACGACCACCTTCTCTACGTGGCAACCAGAAATCCTCAAGCATACTCATGAATTTGCGATCATCACGAACTTCACCTGTGTTTGCATCATACACAAGTTTATTTCTATAACGAGACATAACCTCTTTGAGGTACTGTTCTGCCTTTACTTTTGGAAGATTGCCAACATCAATATAGAAAATTCTACGTTCTGGAGCACGTGACAATCTGTAAATTACAAGAGAATCCTCAATCATTCTAAGTTGATTGAGTGCCTTGATTGCTTTATGGAGATAAGAAAGAATCGTTCCCTTGTTTCTATCTACAAGACCAGAAGTGACGTAGGTAACAGAATCTTTTGCAATTTTAACTGATTTTTGCCCACCACCACCAGCAATTGATGATGTTGGGAAGTTCGGATCTGGCGTATATGCAAAGTATTCTTCAATTTGTGGATAAAAAACTTTTTGAGTTTCTGGATTTAGAGTTACTTTATATAAATTATTATCTGTTGGTTTCTTTTCTTGACGAATGAAACGCATCTTCATTGGGTCGATGTATCTCAGTTCCTGAATTCCTTCCTGAGGATTCTTAACATCGATAACCTTCAAATAATAAAGCCTACCATCAACGTACCAATTCCTAAAAATTTCGTGGGACTTTCTATCAAAGTCCATTATTTCTTTGAGATATTTAAACTCTGATCTGATTGCTTCCTTTAATTTATCACTTGCGTTTAAATTTGACAATTCAATTTCAACTGGAGAATCATAAAGATCACTAACAATCGCTTCATTCACAACATCTTCAACTGCACGATCACACTCTGGGTGAAGTACCATCTCACGATATCTTTTGATTAGATCATATTCTGTTCTGTAAACTCCTTCAATATCAACATATTGACCATAAAATCCACTGGCAATATAGTTATCAACCCCATCATCACTGTTAGGTGGGACAGGGGATAAAACGGATTTGGATTTTTGAGTAGTATCCTTAACATCATCAATTGAAAAACCAAAAAGTTTTGCCATCTTATAATTTTTAACTTATCTTCTATTTAGTTGATGTCTTCACCACCTGCTCCAGGACCATTACCCTTGATAGCTTCCCACCACTGAACCTGCAGTTCTACGGTAAATTGCTCAATATCACCACCAGTTTCATATGCAAGATCAATTGCACTGAGATTTGTTGGGAAAATATCATAGAAATGGTATGCTCTCAGAGTTGAACCATCACGATCCAACTGATAAACATATGCATCTGATTGATAAAGTTGTGGATTAGTTACGCCAGTGTTATCGGAAAGTCTGTTCATTGTATTCATCCACTTTTCAAAAGCGGAACGAATAGCAAAATCAGTATCGTTAATAACTGTAACTGTCCAAGTATCGAACGAGCGGTCACCAGCAATTTTAAGAGTTCTTCCTCTAAAAGGAACTTCAATAGGAGCAATATTAGATGCTGGAAGAGCGGCAGATTTAACTAAAAATCTGAGTTTATCCAGTACATTGCTGTCAGTTGGTGATGAAGATGGGAAAGACATTACAACTTCGAAGAGATTAGGTCTGGCGCCGCCGCCAGCTAACTTACTCTTAAAGTCACTAATATTTCTTAATGGGGGTGGATTAAGTTGACTTCTGGTTGCCATTGTTTTAGACCTCTAAATTAGAATTTACCAATAACTTCTTCGAAAGCAACACCAGTTCTGGTGGCAACAAATGTCAGACCGATAAAGTTAATCGATCTTGCAGGTTTAATATAGATGTCAGCAACGAACTCGTTTGCATCGATAACAGCGCCTGTGTTGTTTGTTTCGTCACAAACAACGACATAATCATAGACACCTCGCTTTGCCTTAACATCGCGGAGGAATGGTTCAACAATATTTACAAAGTTTGTTCTTGTAATTTCATCGTTGAATTCAAAGAGTTGATCCTTAGCGGCAGCAGAGATAGCATTTTCAAGGTAGATAAAGAGTCTACGAACGTTAATGCGGTCAAATGCTGATGCCTTAGCATAACCAGTTTTATCACCGAACAGAACAATTCCTGCCCCTGCCGAGAGAGTAATTGGGTTAATCCTGTTAGTATAGAGGCGATCTCTTTGTGATTTTGTTGGGTTGTATGCCAATTTAACAGCATTCAAGATTGCACCTCTTGAAGTTCCTGCTGGTGAATACCACGGGAAGTTGTTGATATCAGTTCTGGCACATAGTCCAGCGATATCTCCGTTCAATGGAACATATCTAAATGTATTGGAGAATCTGTCGTACATATACTTGTAGCTTCCATCAAATACTGCATAAGTACTAGAAGTAATTGGCGAATAGTAACTAATAATATTATCTGTAATTTCAGTATCATCATTGACTGTTACACTTCCTACTGAACTATCTGCTAAAAATGCTCCCCTATAAGGTGAGATGAATGCAATCGCATCTTTTCTTAATTCTGCAACTTCAATTAGTTTTTGGGCTAGTGCTCTGGCACTGAAGATATCATAATTTGCAGATCCCATAAGGAGAAAATCTACTTTATAAGTATCAGTCTTTTCAAACAGTTCATATCCAGTAGAAATATTACCGATTGTTGCAGTTAGTGCTCCAGTTGATGTAATATCAGTCAATCCATTATAATTTTTACCACCACCAAGAGTTACAACGGTGTTTCCTACGCTACCAAAGAGGATTCCACTTGCTGCCTGATCCCAATCATTGTCAGTTGTCGAAACAAATGCTGTTTGGAAACCACAAGTTGTAATTCCAGTTGGTTGAGAACCTCCGAAAATATAATCGGATTGCTCTGCAAGATACATTCTCCAGTTTGATGGGCTTCCTACTGAATACTGAGCATCAGATGCTTTTGAAAGAGCAAGGTGCTTTTCAAGAATTGTTCCAGCATTGCCAGTGATGGCTCCATTGGAGTCAATTACGACAACGTGAACTTCATCAAATCTACCACCTCTTGAAGCACTATACCCTGAAGTAGATGGTTTTTCAGCAATATTATTCCAGTTGATGGTGGCAATGGTCGTAACACCAGTTGATCCAGCAAATTTAGTTGTTACATTAATTCTCTGTGCATCAAACCAGTCTGCACTTGCACTTACTGTCGCTGTTGTAACTACTGAATTGACAGAATTGACGAGACTTATTGCACTAGATCCCGTTGAGAACAGATAATTACCATTTTGTTGGTAATCAACTGCAGTTTCTCCACCAAAACCATTTATAATAGAAAGTACTTTAACCGCAACTTGATTAGTTGAGAGACCTGCTGCTGCCCCTACACCAGTGACGATACCCTTTAGGTATCCAGTGCCAGTTGATGTCGTTCCTACGCCAGAGAGGACCTTATTGAAGGTCTGAGTAACTCCATAACCAACTACAGCTGCGCCAGCGGTAGGAAGAGTTAGAATTTGGTCAGCAAAACCATCAATAATTGCTACTTGAATACCGTCTGCCCAAGATCCTGGGTTTTGAGCAGCAACGGTAACTCCTGTGATCGTGTTCTCAGAATATCCAAGTTGATTATAATGCTCAAGACTCTTAATCTTGATGCTACTTGCTGTCCCTACAAAGGAGTTTCTTAGATCTTCATCATCGGATCTAACTACTCTTAATGAACCGCCATATGCCAGATAAGACGATGCAACTAACCAATGTTCGTAGTGCTTATCCGTTGGATATGGATCACCAAAAATGTTTCTTAAATCATTTTCAGTTTCTACTATGGTGGGAGTACCTGTTGGTCCTTTTGTGAAGGGTGCAACAATAGCGCCAGTTTTATCGGAAACTGGATTGACTCTTCCAGTGGTTAAATCAACTTCCTTAACTATAATCCCAGGAGATGCTAAATTTAGCGGCATCTTTTATTCTCCGTATTATCCAGAATTATCTTAAAGTATTTATAAATTCCTCCCCTTCACGGGTTTATCGGTAATCCCAAGTATGAGAACGGTCTCCATATTCATCAACGTGCCAAATTTCTGATGTTTGTAACCTATTTTCTTCCGTTGCAAACATCCATCTATCACCAGTTTCTGGTTCAATAAATGCTTCCATTTCATCAAGACCATCTACAATAAAACCAAATGGGGACATATCCTGTTCAATCTGGTTTTTCTGCTCTTCATAAATTCTTTTACGAACATCATTGTTCGTCATCTCTTTAAAGTAATCTTGTGCAATCAACCAGGAAAAGATTACGAGGCACATTGCCAAGTCATCATTGCAACCTTCTTCTGCTTCAAATGAATTGTGCTTATGAATGAAAGTAGTTAATTCACTGATAATTTCATAATCATTAATCAATAATTTATCATCTTCAATAATTGTTCTTAAATTGGAGCATCCCAACTTTTTGACTGCCGCAGTCATACGAACTCCAAGTTGAGATTTTTTGCCACTAAATCCAGAACCTACGATTTGACCTGCACGACCTCTCATTGCACACATCAGAACATTATCGTACTCTAAATCAAAATGGAGAATACTTGCCACCTGATCTCCAATATCATTTACTTCAATTAGTAACCAAGCCTCATTGTATGCTTTTGCTACTTCGTGAATGATGCTCGGAAAAAGCATCGGTTTAATTTCATTATTTCTATATTTCACTACCTGCCTATATGGGAAGTCTGTGATATCAAATACAACAAATGCAGAATAATCATTACCAACTCCACGTGCAACATCAACGGTGATTAGGTAATTATGATCTTCCTTTGGATTTTCATAAATGTCCAGACCCTTATTTCTTTTTATTGGATCAGTATAGACAAGAGTTCGGAGCTTTGTTGGATTAATTAGAGTATCAACGGATCCTAAGAATTCGCATTCAAACTCAACCTTGAATTGTTGTTCGCTAGTGTTCGCAATTGTCTGTTCCTTCCACTTAGCATCTCTACCAGGAACTTCGGACCAATGAACGTCTGTAGGCACATATGCATTCTTGCCTCTTTCAGCATCGTGCCACATACGGTAGAAGTGGTTCATACCACGAGGGGTAGAAACTATAATGACCTTTGTGCTTTGACCTGAAGAAATGGTGGGATAAACAGACGCAAAGAAGTCATCGGCAATG